AATCCCATACGCGAATCTTACGCATCCAGCGATAAAAGAAGTCTTTTGCTTTGTCTGTGCCGCCTTCAAAAAAGATTTCGCCATTGGAAAATTCCGACATCAAATCAATAGCATTGCGGAAAATAGGAACATTGGCGTAGGCTTTTTGACATAGCTCAATCGCCTCCCGAACATAAACACCGTCGTTAGAAAAGCTATAAGGCAACATGCCAGCACGAATGCTGCTGTAGCGATCAAAAGTCGGAGCAAGAGCCGCACGATTAACTCTGCTAGAAGTTGCATCTGTTCTGCTTAAACCTTCTCTGGAAGCTTTTGCAAATTGAACCATAGAAGCATCAGAAGTGTAAAATGGTTCACCAGCCGAAACAGGCTCAGTATTTGCAGTAATTGTTGATTGAAAGTTCGGAAGAGACTTTTGATTGAACTTTGTCCAATAGTCGGATTTTTTGTTGTAAGAGCGGGCCATTAATTTATATTACACGCAAATCTTACAAATCCCACTTTCAAAGTTACTTTAGACAAAAAATGGAGTGAATGTAGCTTCTGTATCTTCTGCTTTAAAATTCATCATGTCAAAGTAGGTTTGAACCATCCAGTTGCCTAGAACCAAAGAAGAGTAAGAGTCACGACGAGCTTTATCTGCGCCATTTTGCCTCTTTAGGTTTGATGGCAAGTCGAAAGACTGTGTGCCTTGGCTAGTTGTTGAAACTTGAATAAGAGCACACTCAGCCTTGGTCAAATCAATCATGTCTTTCTGGTGCTCGATAAAATCAATCATTTTTGCGGCTGTATTCTTTTCATCCGCATCTGCTACTCTCAAGAACCTGATTTGGTCAATGGGAATGCTCTTGCCTCTTTGGCGTTGATAGTCATCATTAACTGCGCTGCAAGCAAACCAAATTCTCTTATGATCAAAAGAAGACTGCAATGATTCGTTTGCAAACCGAATCCACTGTGAAGTTGGGCGGCGAAGATGGCATATCTTTTTAGACGATAAGTTGTATTGATTGCGAGCTTCGCGCAAAGATGCGTCGTAGTTTTGAACATCATCAAAGTCTGCGTCAAAGCAGTCGATTTTTAAATCATTACTTTTGAACAAGTCGCTTTCGTTGCAAGCGTTTAGGAATTGTACACCGCCATTGTAGTCACCAACAATGCAAACAATATTGAAGTTTGTTAAGATATAATAAAAATAAAAAATATGATCTTTCAGGCGAGTGCCAGAAATAGCATAGCTATGAACAACTGTTCCTATTCGCTTTTCTTTATTGATTTTAATAACATGCATGCCAAAGTCGTCAGAGCTTTCGCTTTCAGACCAAGATGGGTCAAAAGATAAAATATATTCATCGTTTGGTTCGCCAGCAATTTCCACACATTGACCTTGACCATCTTCAATGGTGCAAGCTGCCATTTTGCTAACTTTAAAATAACCGCTGGAATCATCAGTGAATATCGAGCCAAACTCGCGATCAAACTGAGACTGACTCAATGTTGATTTTGCTTGCTGAATTAAAGACTGATCGTACAACTGAGTTGGCGCACAGTCATAACTCAAGTGCATGATAACGCGATGTGCCACATCACTTTTTTCAGGATTTAAAATAAGATGCTCGTATTGCTGATATAGTTTATACAAGTATTCAAATTTGTAGGAGGCAGAAGAAAGCCCAATTATTTTATTGTTCGGCCATTGAGCGCGATCTTCTTCTTGCATTTTGCCAGTTTCAATCAATTCTGTTTCTAGGTTATAAATTTCCTGACGCTCTGTGGGGTTTTCCACAACAGATAAGAAAGGCAAAATAACCTCATTAAAGATTCGTTCTGGCATGAGCAAGAACTCGTCAATAATCATTCTTTGAAAACGGAAGCCGCGTAGTTTTTCGCCATCACCAAGAGGCAGCGCAGTGATCTTGCTGCGGCCAATTTCCATGACCCACTGATCGTTATTTTTAGAAACTCTTGTGACTGCCTCGGCGAACATAGAGGCTTTTGGCGTTTTCATAATGTCTTCAATCTTGCTGAAAATCATTCTACTCTGACGAAAGCTTTTAGATATGATGCCAATATGCACTCCTTGATGCAGAACAGCGTCTAGAGCAGCGAATAAACCTGTTGTAAAGCTTTTACTCTGGCCACGACTCCAAACGCCTAGAAAGTAATCTGTGAGCATCATGGACTTGATTGCCATGTGCTGAAATGGAAACAATTTAATACCAGTCAATAATTCGCAAGTGAAAGACGGATTCTCCTTGAGAAACTTGTACAGCATGATCTTAGCCTCTCTCTCTTCTAAAAAACCTTTCGCATCAAGGATTTCTTGATTGATGTTTAGAAAGTGTTTTCTTCTTTTTTGATTGCCTTCAGTCCAAGCCATTTAATAATCCTCCGTTAATATAAAATTGTAAATCTACGTTCCAAAGCTTTTTGCCATGAACCAAAAGAAGAGGAATAAGTTTTTCACTGTTCTTGCGATTGCTGGAGAATACAAACTGGCAGCAGTCTTTAAATTCCATTTGCAAAGCTCTCATATTGTGGTAGATGTAAGCAAGATTGCTCTTGTGAGAGTTTTTGCCATTGTTTTTCTGTATCTGTTCAAAGTCGCTTTCCACAACCACAAAAATGAAACACTCCTGCTCCCGCGCACGCGAGAGTTCACGCTTGAATCGTTCCAAGTTATCTTCGCTCACTGTGGATTTAAAATCTGATTCAGACTTGCGATCAACAAACGTATAATTAAAATACTTTGGCTCAACACAGTAATCTCCCAAATCCAGCTTTAGAAATTCGCTGTTCTTGAAGGATAGGGGTTGCTGCTCTCGCGTGTCAATGAAAATTTTTGGGTTTGGATTGGCGAGGCATTCTTTTGGAAACTTATCGCCAAACATAAGCTTGGAGCCGCAACTCTCAGTTGCCGCAGAGTAACTGCCAAAAAACTTTTTAAAAACTGAAATACTTGGCAAACCATAACTCTTCAGGATAACTTCGCATGGTGCAAATCCATCCTTGGTCTTTGAACAAAGCATGTCTAAAAGAATCATACAAACTCCCAAATCTTTATTGTATTGTTGATTAAAGAACTTATCTTGATTCTCACTACTGAGAAAATAAGTTTGAAAATACTGCTCTTTGTTTTTAAAAGGCAATAAATCGCCAGTAAGCAAGTCTTTGCGCCTAAAATGCTTTACATAATAATCATGTAAAAACATGTCATGCTTTTTGATGTGAGCATGGAGACTGCGTTCTGAATCGAACCCTTGTTGACATTCTAAACAATTAAATAACATCTTCTTTTGAAACACCAAGAACTCTCGCTTTCCATTCGCCCATGCTCTCTAGTCTATTAGCTTCTTCGCTAATTATCTTCTTTTGCATCTCTGCAATCTTGACCATGTTTTTGCGCTCTTCCTCATCCTGAAACAACTGAACCAAAGAAATAATTGATGCATTTTCTTTGTATTTATTTTTCATTCTTTCGGCGCGATCACCTTGTAGTTTTTTAGTGAGATTTTCAATGCGCCCTTCGCATTGATGGTATTCGCTGGACTTTGCCTTGATGATTTCAGCAAGCCTCATGGTTATATCTTGTTGATCATCAATCTCATCAAATTGATCGTTAAGTTTATTCAAGTGCTTGCCAACAACTTCCAAGTTGATGATTTCTTTGCACACGTTCATGTAAAGATTCAGTTCATCAGAGGATAGGTCTGGCTTGTCCCAAGTTAAACGAATAAATTCTTCTTCAAAAAGAATGCGATCTTTTTGCGACAAGTAATTATTCATGATTGTCACAAAGCGAGAATTAGAAAGATTAATAGTGAGCTTATCAATGCAAATCTTATACTGGCGAGAAATTTTGTTTTCGTCTAGAGTCAAACCTGTAGCATCATTGATCTTTTTTAAGACGCGGCTAGAAGCTTTTGGCGGAATGTACTCTGTGAGCAGTGCAGACTCAGAATTACCAACAAGATCAGGGTTCACTAGCCTAATGTAGTCAAGAATCGCTCTTTGTTCCATGCCAAGCTTTTTAACTTCGCGATCTTGGAAAATTAATTCAGCAATGCGAAAAGTGGACGTTCCAGCTTGACTCTGCAAAAGAGCAAACTGTTTTTGAGCGTCATTTAATTCAATGCTTTCGCTCTTTTCTTTTTTTGTGGTTGTGAAGGAGTAATTGTTATCAATTAAAAATTGCCTAACCAAACGGCCTTCTTTTTTTCTTCCATCCAAAGACTGATCATTGAAACACCTTTTAGTGAGTTCGTTGAGATCAGTGATTTGCAAATAGTTTTCGCTAATGAATTTTTTTTGCTCTTCTGTGAGATCGCTCATAAAATGTCTTTATTCTTTAAGATTTCAACAGCCTTGTCTCGAAAAAGCTTTTTGAGATTTTTGATTTGCTTGTAGCCGATTTTACGATTTTTTTCGCTGCTGCGATAGCCTAAAAATTTTGCAACATCTTCGTCCGACATCTTTTCGAAGAAAAGCATTTGGTAGGCGCGAAAATAGTTTTCTGACAATACTTTTTTCATCTCTTGATTAAGCAAAGAGATTGATTGAGAATAGTCTAGTTGATGCAGAGGCATCTCTTCAACTTCGCGAGAGTGATTTTCCAACTCTAGCGGAAGCTTGATGTTATAACCGTATCTCTTGCTCTTGGACCAAACAGCATACTTTTCACAAGAGGAGTCTTGTGATCCGCTGATGTTTAGAGAACAAAAATCATCGCCCAAATTGTAAGGGCAACTCATGCACGGTTTAACGTAATTTGTGTAATTGTTGCGAATAAGATTTCGAATCTGATTAGCAATGACGCGAGAAAGCCAAGGTTCAAGAGCTTTCTTCTGGTCCCACATGTTCCACTTCTTGAAAATATGTAATTTAATGATTTGCTCAACGTCTTCGAAAGACATCCATTTTAATACGTTAAGCTGCCATTTGTTTCGGCGCTTTCGTATTTCGATTTCAATGATTGGTAGCTTTTCCTCGAAAAGAATTTTTTTACGTCTTGGCATGTTTGTCTTTAAGTTCGCTTAAAGACATTGCACGATTTCTTCTAGAGAATGTTCTTGGTTGACCAAAAAGCTCGCCTAATTGATAGCTACGATTGCTAGAATCGTCGTTTTCAATTTCATAAGCAAGAGAGGAAAGATTAGGAATTTCAGAAACATCAGAAAACTCTTCTGAGCTTTCATCTTCTTCTTTAATAGTTTCTTCTCTTTTGTTGGGCGCAGGTAGTTTAGCTGATGCGGTGGCAGTTAATTTTGTACCGCATTTTCCGCAAAAGTTTGGAGCAGAGACTGTGTAAGTTATTTTATTGCCACAGTTGGTACAGAATGAAACGGCCATATTATTTAGATTTTAATTCTTTTTTGATTTCGTCAGTGTCTCGCTTTATATATTCAAGCTTAGTGTTGATTAATTCAACTATTGATTGAATTTTTTGATCAAGCATTTTGTTTTTTGATTCCACTTCGACTACTCTCTCATCAAGAACTTGCAAATCTACTATAGAGGCATAATTACTGTTAAGCCACAAAACAAGAACGCCCACAAGAACTAATACAGTGCTCTTAATGGCTTCGAACCAATCAAGGCTAATTTTATTTGTTGAGGGCTTCTCTGGCATGTTTTAATTTACACTTTTTTATCCATGTTTTCGATTTTTTCAACGATAAATTTAAGAATTTCGCTGCGGAAAATATCGCTCTTGTCAAACTTAAAAACATGAATTCCTCTGGCTTTACTTTCTTCGTTATCGAAACAATCTAAGAAGCGTGAGAAGCCGCTGCTGCGAATATCGCTTTGCATCAAATCACCAGATAAGAAAATCTTGGCATTCTCGCCAACGCGAGTGAGAAGCGTTACAAGCTCTTTTTTAGAGAAGTTTTGGCACTCATCACAAACAACAACTTTGTTTTGCCAGCTTGAGCCGCGCACAAAGTTTACTGGCATAGCGTTAATAACGCCATCTTTGCGCAAGGATACCATTGTTGGCGCTGTGATGATTTCGTCCATCTTGTCCTCAAGAGGAAGCAAGAAAGGCAAGAACTTCTCATCCACTGTTCCTGGCAAGCTGCCCAAGCCTTTGTCGCCGCTCTCTGCAATGCTGCGGATGTATGTTAAGTCCCAATCTCTGTTTGATGCTAAAAGATTCAACGCAGAATACACGCTCATGTAAGTTTTCGCGCTTCCTGCTGGACCTGCTATAAATACTATTTTTGTTTCGGGGTTTAAACAAATTTCGAGCAGTTGCTTTTGCTTTTCGGAAAATTTAAATTTGCGCTGTTTGAACTCGACTTTACGTTCCATTGAACCGATTTCAATAGAACCCTCTGAAGACTTTTTAGATTTGGCCATTCAGATTATATTACACTTTAATAAATATTTTCTCTGATTGTTACTGAACCATTTAAAGAATTTCCTTGCTGCTGAGTGAGTGATTGACCAACGATTTTGCCGCTCACATCAATGGCAAAAACATAATCACTGCGGGGATTAAAAGAAGTTCCAGTGATAAAATGCCTGAAAGGAGAAAACCTAAAACTCACAAAAGAACCATCGCCGCTGCCATTAAAATCAATAATTTGTCCCACATTTTCGCCCTCAATGGTGACTGTGCGCTCAACGCTGTTTAAAAGAACTCTCTCTGGTGTTTTATAGCCAATGGTGTAAACGGGCGTGCGAGAGCAGGAAACGCTGATTTGAGCGCTCTTCTTGCTTTGAGGTAGTGGCTCTAGGTTGCCAGTGATGCCCACTGCTAAAGCATGCAAAGAATCAAAATAAGCTCCTGTTCCAGCTTGCTTCAGAAGATTTGGCGCATCTGCCATGCCAGTAAATGTTGTGCCCTCAATTGTGTCAACATCGTAACTATTAAAATCGGCGCTAAAAATGATTGGCTGATAGGGAGTGATTTGAATCGAGTAAGAATTAAGGTGACAGTCTTTAAACAAGAAATTGCCCACTCTAATCTGATGTCCTGTTTCAAATTCACCAGTGAGCGCCAAAACTCCTGTTTGAGAAACGCTGCGAGAATTCGCGTTCTCCCCAATCATGGGAAACCAAGAGAAAGAAACTTTGGCAGCTAATGGTGCTGTGGGTGCAAAATCGTTTCTGATGGGAGTCTTGCCCAAATATTTTCGCGGCTCTAGAGATGAGTCAAAATTTATGCTCACTTCATTTGCAGCCATCAAGTCGCTGTTTTCGTCTCCTGTTAGAGGAGCTTGATTGACTGTGCTGAAATTTGCGAAAACGGGAACGTTTGTGTATTTAATGAATTTTGACATTGACCTTTTCTTTTTCTTATGATAAATTACACCAATGAACAAGAGTTTAGAAAAGTGCGTGGAAATAACTAAAGGACTAAAGCCTCACAAACAGAATGGCCGCAGTTTTCATGCCACTTTTATTTTTGACAAGAAGAGACTGCTCAGCATTGGCTATAACGACTATAAAAAGCATCATCCCTATCACAAGCTGGGCAAGTACATTGGCTACAAAACCAACCCTGAAAAATACCAGCCCTCCTTGCATTCTGAGATTAGTGCCTTGTTGAAACTGGGTGAAGAAGATTTGAGTCGTTGTGTTTTTGTTAATGTGAGAATAGACCAGAGAGGCGAACTAGCCCTAGCAAAGCCTTGCCAAAATTGCGAAAGAGTTTTGCGGCAGGTTGGTTTTAAAAAGCTTTTTTATTCTTCTGAAAAAGGGTTTGTGGAAATGATGGGTTGATTTTTTTTCTTGTTTTAATAGCACTGGGTTTTTTTAGAGGGGGGTGTTTTTTTATTAATTAGGGGGGGTAGTGAGTGCAAGATGGTGAGGAGCATGGGGGGAGATGAATGGTTGTTTTTAAGAGTGGAGATTGAGAAAACCCACCCCTGGCGCGTTTAGGAGATTTCCTTAGGTCAAATTCTTAGGAAATGGGGGTGGGTGCTTTTCTTAGTCAACACTAGGGCAGTTACCTACGCCGCCCTAATGGGGGGCAAGCTGTCAAACGAAAAAAGAAAAAACAAATAGTGGCACTTGGCACACTAATTACCATAAAAGAAAAACACTAAAAATAAATGCACGTTGCGCTTGCAGGTCTGCGGATTTGTGGCAATATATAAACAGTTAACCAAACGAACAACATGCAAAACGAAATCAACCTGAACGCCCTCGAAACCAAAACTCTCACCGCTCTTCAGTGGGTTATCATCCGCAACGCCTTGCAAGATAAAATGGAGGAATTCGACAGCGCTGCCAGTTGGGCAGAATCCAAGGGCTACAACAGCGAAACCTACTACCGCAACGAATACGCGAAACGCTCTCAAATCTTGAAAGCTATCGCATAAAATCGCTTGCGCGTTTAACCTTTCTCTCTACATTCTAATTATGGAAACAAAACAAATGCACAAGGTCTTAGTTCTGGAACAGCACAGCGATGCTGAAAGATTCTCCATCGCGGGATGGGAACGCAGCGCTTCGGTGCGCCGTTCATGGAATGAAATGGTTGAAAAATTCCCCGAATGCGTGCGCGAAGTGTCTGTGAACGCTTGCCCTTGCTACGGTTCCTCTCACTGGAAACAAGGCAAAGACGGACGAATTGAAATCGTCTCTTTGAACTGTGATTCAAGCGATTAATCGCTTGCGCGTCCCTCTTTCCCCTCTACTATCCTCTTGCCATGAACAACGTCTCCCTTGCCACCCTTCCAGAACTTGACCTCCGCTCCATTGAACTTGACGGCGTGGACTTTCGCGACTATCCCGACTTCTGTGATGCTTTTATCAGCTATGCGGAAGCAAAGGACGGGACACCTCTGACAAGCGAGCAACTGGAAATCTTGAATGAAGATTCCGACTTGATTCACACGCTTGCGCATGATTCCTGCCACTAATCGCGCAAAATCGCTTGCGTTCCCCTCTTTCCCCCCTATACTCTCAGCACCCCGCCCCCCACTATGAAAAGCATTCAATTCAAAACCTTCACGCTCTACATTCAATTTTCAGGCTTTAGCCAATCAAAGAAACACATTCACCTTCCCTTCTATGTCAAGGCATGGCGCAAGCATCCAGCCTATGACAAGCATCTTCAAATTGCCATCTCTAACGCTGCGGTCAGCACTGGCCTTTCTCCCTCTACTAAGCCTGTCTGTTACTCGCTACTTGCGGGAATGTGCTAAAAAGCACTTGCGCCCCTCTTTCCCCTTTCTACTCTACTCCTGCCATGAACGCCCCCCTCTCCAAACGTGAAAGATTCGCCCTCCGAACATCCAAGGCCAGCGGCTTGCCAAACGGCTTTGGCCCGCGCCTAGTTAACCCTGCGCCCTACGTCTGCCAGTGTGCAAGTTGCAAGGTTGAACGTGAACTCGGCCTTTCCCTTCGCACTCCAAAGCAGTGCGAAGCATAAGCAAACAACCTAAGCAACAACACTACCCACTATGCAATTCTCACCTACTGCCGAAGACATGCATGCGCTCGCTAGCGAGCACGACGCACGCTGTGATTCACCTAATCCCGAATGGGATGATTTCCTACGGGAGCAGGAGGATAAGTTCTTAGACGCCTTCTATGAGAGGGCAGTGGAAAAGTCCTACGAACTTTGACTAAGCCTAGGCTAGGAAACTCTTAAGCCCCTTAAGTGGGGAGCCTAAGAACTTTACCTAGGCCAGGGGCCTTGGGGTAGGTAAAATTCCTAAGACTCTAAGCCTAGTTCACCTAAGACAATCCCTTGCCTTTCCCTAAGACGATTCTCTTGTCAAGAGAAACAAAAGAAATCTTTTCTGCAATCTTGGCATGATAATTTCCATAAATGAAAAAGATGAAAACAAAACAAAAAAGAATTTGCGGTTCTCTTGCCATGTGGCATAATAAGTCATGGAAACGAAAACACTGCTTACAAACGAACAAGTCCTCGCCCTTCTCAACAACGTCGCCCCCCGCGCCGTGACCATCACGAAAGATGAAACTCCGCTGGAAAACATTCTCGCTTCTCTCACTTCTTTCAACTACGAGAAAGAGGACGGCGTGACTCGCGTGGAAGGCGCAACTTTCCAGCACGTTGCAATCTCAAAGAACACTGGCAAGCAGTATGCCACGTTTAAAACGTCCGATGGAAAGTTCAAGTCTTTCTTCACTGCTCAAATTCAATTCTAATTTGCCAAGCCAGAAAAACCCTTCACCTTCTAACCCTATGAAAAACAAAATCCCCATGCAAGAAAACATCACAATCTCCCGCGAAACTTTTTCCACTCTGCTTTCTTTCGCTAAGCGCGAGCAGACAATCTGCGACAACAACGCCAGAAACGCCCTTAAGAAAGTCGAGGAACTCCCGAACGACATTTTCTGGCAGGACTCGGTAAACTTCTGGAGGCAGGAAAGCCAGAACGCCCAGAACACCTACACAAAAGCCCTAGAAGAAGCGCAGACGCTCTAATCGGGCCTCCTAGGTAATTTACCTAGGGGAAGGCCCCTGGCATAGGTAAAATCCCTAAGACTCTTACCCTAGGAGTCTTACCTAAGAAGTCTATTTACTATTAGAGCATTTAGTATTTACTATTAGGGCGTTTCGAATTTGCAGTTTGATGAATAAAAAACATGAAAAAAAGATTTGCGCGTTCTTTGTTTTCTGTTATTCTATGCGCGTAGTCAGTTAACCATTAATATATCCTCTGTTATGCAATTCTCTATCACCGCTGAAGACATGCACGCCGCCCGCCCCGCTTATGACCTTGATGAGGTCAACGGTTTTGAGGGCGAAGAACCCTCCGACAATCAAGAGTTTGACACTCATGATGATTATGTTGAGCCGATGGAGGACCAGTGGCTTGATAGCTACTACGAAAGCCAGACCGAATGCGACTTCGGTGAATGACCTACGAGGGCGGCGAAAGCCGCCCTTTTTTATATACATTGCCTAGGAGGTTTACCTAGGCCGCGCCCCCTGGGATAGGTAAAATCCCTAAGATTTTCGCCTTAGGTAAGAAGTCTATTTACTATTAGGAGATTTCGAGTTTGCTATTTAGGGAATAAAAAATCATTTTTTTCTTGCGCGGACGAGGTAAACCGCTATTCTATAGCCCTATGAACGAAATGAACTTCTCCACTACCGCCGAAGATATGCACGCCGCCGCCGCTGAGTTCAACGAGTTTTACGACTTGTTGCGCGAGGAGGCATGGGAGCATCAAGAAGCTTCTCTCACGCAAAACAACTAAACTTAAATCTTATGATGACACCCGACGAATATGATCCCCCCTCTTATGGGGGCACTCCCACGCAGGAAGCCCATGCAGAAATGACTCTTTTGTTTGGCGCGGAAAAACCAACTCGCGCTTGGATTCTTACGGACTTTGATGTGTGGGCACCGAATCCTTTTTACTGTGGGCCTCCACAGCCTCATCCAGAAGACGATGACCATTGGTGAGCATAAGCCCTAGGAGAAATACCTAGGGCACGCCCCTTGGCGTAGGTAAAATCCCTAAGAGAAAACAAAAAAACTTTCCTGCAATCTTGGCATGCTAATTACTAGAATAAAAACAAGTTAAAAAAGGCATTGCGCGAATCTCTTTTTCTGTTATCTTGTGGCCATGAAGAAAATCACATTTCGCAAGCCAAAAATCCTCTCCTTCCGCCTCTCCACTCGCAAAGTCGGCGGCATTCGTTTCGTGCGCGTGGGAAAACTTGTCTTTTCTTTCTGCGTGTCAAAAAAGGCTTGACTTCTCTCCTTTCTCGCTTATCTTATCCCCATGAACGAAGAAATCTTCACCACAATCTTTATCTCACTTACGCAACGCTTTGACCTTGCCTGCAAAGAAGTTGCCGAGTCGAAAAATGAAAAACTCAAAGACTACTGGCGGGAAGAAGCGGACAAAGCTCTTCAAGCTCGTCGATATATTGTAGAAAAGATTTGACTTCTCTCCTTTCTCGCTTATCTTTAACCCGTAACCAAAACAACACTATGAAAGACCTCATCACCAAAGAAAACCTCGTCGCCCTTCTTCGTTCTAAGAAAGAAGCAGTCATTGAAGCCCTGAACGGCAAAAATGTCGTTTACCTGAACGAAGGAGAAAGCAAAGTCAAATCCAACGGCGTGCGAAACTTCAAGATTCTGGACATCGAACACGTTGGAACTGGCAAAGCTGGCCGAACATTCATCACGGCCAAAGTCGAGGACTTGAACGACAACAGCGAAATCAAGTATCGGAATCTTCACATCGCGGGCCTTGAACTGGCTTGGGAATAGTCTTTTGAAGAGAGACGGCAATTGGAAAATGCCCCTAATAGGCTAGTAGGTTCAAACCCTACCCTCTTCTATCAATTTGAGCGCGAGGCATGGTTGCCTAAGCTGGCAGGATTGTCACCCTACAGTGTAAACTCCAAATGACAATGGAAGCAGGTTCGACTCCTGCCGCGCTCATCACTTTTTAATCAATAAAAAATATGCTACGCCTAGAATCCTCCACTACTTCTGTAAATGCCGCTTGGCATTATCTCTTAGAAAACAAATGCAGCTTTAGCTCTCCTGTGCAAATGCTTTCTTCTCGCGCCTTGCAAAAGGCAAAGCTCAAACCCCTCGCGCCGATTGAAACTAAAGTAAAAATCCTCTCTAGGGCTAACGCTAAAAAGAAAGCAAAAACTTTCTTGCTTAAAGCAGAGGAAAAAATTTCAAACCTCGTAAAAAAAATCTCTAGGCGGTGATAAGACAAAGGGGGTGGAGAGGTTAGTGTTGTTCCTCTCTGCCCCCTAAGTTTTCTTAGGTGATTTACCTAGGCCAAGCGGCCTGGGGTAGGTAAAACTCCTACGCTCAAATGGCAAATTCCCTACCGTTTCTTAAGAAAGATGCCTAAGAAGTCTATTTAAGACTTTCCTATTTAGTATTAGGGCGTTTCGAATTTGGATTTTTATCTTTTTCTATTTGACAGAAGCGCTTTTGCCTCTATAGTAGAAACATGAACCACACATTAGAAACCGCAGGCAACCTACTTCGTCAAATCAGTGAAGAAAGCAGAGGCGTGGCCTTGACAAAGGAACAAGCGCACATTTTCAACGCAGTGTTCTACAGAGGCATGCTGGAAGACCTCATTGTCGGCAACGAAACAATTGCCAAACATTTTGAAGAACGCCTTGACCTTGTGCGAAAATACAATAAGCTCTCGCTTGCATGAAGAAGACCCATCACCTCGGCACAATCTCAGACCGCGAACTTAAAAAGCGCGTGCGCAAAGACCTTCCGCCGCCGCCGCAGAAACATAAAAGCGCCAAAGACTACCGCCGCAATCCCAAACACAAAAACAATGGATAGTTTCAGAGCAGAACAAAAGAAAGAATGCCTTGATAGCAGCAAAAACAAACGCGCCAAATATGGTTGCCGTTGCTGCTGCAAAATTCGAGACGTTAGCGAGCGCAAAAAATACTCTCGCGCCCTTGCGCGTGCGAGACTCAAAAATAAAGACAAAAAAGATTTGCCAGAAGAATAAAAACCAGTATCTTATCGCCATGACACAATCACAATTCCACAACAAAGTTTTGACTCATTACTGGCAAGCTCGCAACAAAAAACGCTTTCATGCAATCTCTCAAACGATTGCGGAAATCGAAAGCAGAAAAAATGAAGCAGAACAAACGATGCAAAAACTTTTGCCTAAAATGACAAAAGGAAAAGCTAAACCAATCGAATCAGTAGAATTTTATGATGCGCGTGGCGCTTCTGCTGCTCTTGTTGGCCTGCTCTCCACATTGCGAAAAGTTCGCGAAGAAATCTTTTACAGCATTGATGAAATCGCTCGCTTCACAGAACCAGAGTGGAACGGGCGCGAGCCTTTGCGCAAACCAGTGAACAGCGAAAAAATGTTTGAAATTCTAAGTGACCTATAAACTTTCTTGACTTTCTCTCGCCTAGGGGAAAAGAGGCTCCATGCCTCGATCAACGGAGAAATCCCGCGACTTACCCTAGGTGGGGGGCTTAATACGTTTACCTATGCGATGCCCCTTGGGGTAGGTAAAATCCCTATGTTCTCTTAGGGAACACTCCTAGGGGATAACCTTGTCAAGCACTTTCTAAAAGCGTGCCAAGTTTACAAAAATAAAAAAGAATAAAAAACGCACAAAATGATTTGCGCTCTTTCTTTGCGTGTGCTAAGTTTACCTTGCCTATGAAAAAACAAACACAAGCCATTGATGTGCTGGTC